TTGGTATAGATAAAGAAGGTTGACCAAAAGTTTTCTCCTTCTTGAAACCACTTGTAGATGGTAATCTTGAATCTCTCAAATATTTGTTTACAATACTTAACTTCACTAGAAGTTGAGATTTAACAAATAAAGAGTGATCAAGAATCAAACCTGATTACGATAGTATAACTAATGAGTCAAAAATGACTCATATTATACCATCAGGTGTAATCAATAAGTTTGTTCAAGAGTATAGATTAAAATCTTCTCATCCTGAGTTTGATAAATTGAAAGATGTATATCTTTCAACAAAAGCTGGACCTAATGGACCAGCTACTTTGTCAGCTCAGCAAGATTTGTTGAATTTTGATTATCCAATGATGGATAGATTATTCAAAATTACAACAAATGATGGGATAGATTTCTTTTCTAAGAATTATTCGGAAGCCTTTAACAAAATGATAAAACCCTCAAAGTTAAGAACTTTGGGGAAGATATCTTTTGTTAAAGATCCGGAGTGTAAATTAAGAATAATTGCAATTAGTGATTACTTTTCGCAATTATATCTTAAACCTATTCACAATAAGATAATGAAGAAACTTCAAAATCTTCCTTGTGATAGAACTTACACTCAATCTCCATTTAATAAATGAGAGATTAATAATGAGAACTTCTGATCCTTGGACTTAAGTTCAGCGACTGATAGATTCCCTGTAGAATTACAGAAAAGACTTATGGCTAGAATCTTTGATATGAAACTAGCACAAGCCTGACAATCTATCCTTCAAGAAAGAACATTTAGTACTCCAGAAGGTTTACAGTTAAAATACAAAACTGGACAACCTATGGGTACCTATTCTTCTTGAAGTGTCTTCACCTTGACTCACCACTTAGTTGTGTACTATTGTGCACAATTATGTGGTTACAAGTCCTTTGATCAATATATTATTCTTGGAGATGACATTGTCATAAAAAATGACAAGGTCGCCAAGAAATATATTGATGTTATCAAAGGACTTGGTGTTGAATTATCATTGCAAAAGACACATGTATCATCAAATACATATGAATTTGCTAAAAGATGAATTCAAGAGAGTCA